TCGCCAATCATCTCAGCGACCATTTCATTTATTTGTTCTTTATGTAATCCTAAGTCATTCAAAGGATATCCAGTCCAACACGATAAATGTTTTCTCTGAATAATTTTTGGCATGTCTTCGAAAAATATTTGAACAACTCTTTTACCATCAAACAAAGCAGTGTTACCTATCTTAGTCATCATGGTTGTTTTACCAACACCGAATGGTGCAAGTATAACGGCTAATTCACCTTTAGAAAGACCACCATTCATAACATCATCTAATCCCTTGATACCTGTGCGGATAGGGTTTCTGTAGTCATCAGCTAGTACGTCACTTATATTGGTGAACACATCAATACCATCTTCCTTGCTATCACCATGTTCAAGTGCTTTTCTAAGAATAGATTCGCATTGTTCATAATCTTCAAGGTTTCCTTTATCGATAATTTTTGTAATTTCTTTAATTGATTTTTTAAGCTCCTGTTGCTTACAAAATCTCATTGCGATATCTTGTACTTTCAGTGTGTCGTTTAGATTTGCATCTTTAACCTTCTGAAGTTGTGCGAGAACATACTTTCTTTGTATATCCTCTTTCACATCTTCAAGTAATCGAAATTCAAGGCTACCTACATCTGGAATAATATCATCTTCTCTTTTTGCGTCTTTTACAGTTGCTGCGATGATTCTTAAATAAGGGTCTTCAAAATAATTTGGGTCTACTATGTCGATTATTGAATTAGCAAATATTCTATCCGTAAGGATTTGTGCCATTAAACGCACTTGATAATCAAAACCTAAGTAACCTAAACTATTTTTATCGATTTTCGCCATTTTTCTTTATTGTTTTTAAAACTTGTTTGTTATAATAAGTATCTTAAATTTGAGAGATAGCCTCAACTTTAGAATAATTTTTTTGGCTTAAGAAATGTCGTATTTCGGCCATAATTGCTGGTATTATCTCTTTTATGTTAACATCATATCTCACCTTAGGTGGAAAGAAGTTACCAGAGAATTGTGTCTTAGCAACTGACACTTTGTCAACTTTAATTTCGAATTGAAAATTATCTACTTTATCGTAGATATTCTTAACTCCTTCTTCTGGTTGGATAAAATATGGATTATAATTGTTCCATAAATAATCAACAGCTCTAGCTTTTAAATGACTAGGGATAATTCCCATTGTTCCGAAAGAATCGATATTCATCCCAGCGATGTTATCAATTAATTCTTTTAACTCTAAAGAGTGTATAGAATCCTCATTATAGTCACGGATATTAAAATATCTCTGACAGATAATGTGTTCGTTAATGTAAAGAACGAATTCGAATCTTTGCTCTTCGATTTTTTTTGCTGTTGATTGTGTGTTTGTGTTTGTCATTTTTGGTTTGGTTAAGTGATTAATAAATTGTTTCTCTATCAATTAGTTTTTTAAAAGGTAACAGATACTCTGGATACCTATGTTCTCCAATTGATTTGTCTAACCCATCTCGTTTCATCATTATAAGTACATTTTTGAGTTCTCTACCCGATGAGTCAAGAGTCCCTTCTATTAAATGTTCTAGCTCTCTTATTCCTTCTTCTGTCATCATTGGTTTACTTAGATTAACCAGCTGTTCGTTTATTTCGTAAAGCTGTTTTCCTTGTACGCCATCAGTAACACAATTTATGATATTATCTAATACCTTAAGAGGTTTTTGTTTGTTTTCTTTTCTTTCAATTTGTTGCTTACTTGCACTTTCAATTATTTCGCTTAATAATACTTTCCTAGTTATCAACTCTGGGAAAAATTTAACTAGTGTTGGTTCTCCAATTCCCTTGATTCCTTTAATACTATCGCTATTATCACCAGTAATTGTTTTCATCAAAACTGAATTACTTTGGTTATAGCAAAAATACGAAGAAAAGTTAGACGAGTCAACAAAAACTTTCAAATCTAAGAAATAAATTCGTATGTCCTTCACTAACAGTTGACAAAAATCTCTATCGGATGAACAGATAGTAATTTTTTCATTTTCTTTTTTGTTTAGGCAATAGTATGCAATGAAGTCATCACTTTCGATTACTTCGTGTTTTAATTGTCTAATGTACATTTCGTTGAGATACTCCCAAATCATTCTACGTTGCTTAAGCTCCGCTTCATCAATTGGTTGTGTACCATTTTTGTAGTCCTTACCACGACCACTCTTATATGGCTCGTAAATATCGTATCTAAGCTTACCGCTGTAGTTTCCATCCCAGAATACGTATACTCTGTGATAAAGGTCCTCAGTAAGCAATTTACGAAGTATCGTAAGGAATTGGTATAGGCCACCTATGTGTTGACCATTTGAATTATACTCATCTTTGGCACCGAAATACCCTGTCTTAAACAGGGCATTTCCGTCAACCAAAAGTGTGTTTTGTGTTTTCTCTAGTGTTTCACCGTTACGTGGTGGTCGTTTACTCACATCATTGATATTAAATGGTTAATACTATTCATCTATGTCTTCACCTTCCATACGTCCTTCTTCTTCAACAAATTCAATTTGTGTGTCGTAGCTAACGTTCAAGGCATCATGTATGAACTTTCTGTTTTTTGTTTTGTAAGCATCTAACTCATCTGGGTTAACATACCCATGTGGTGTTGATGCAATAACACCGTTTCTTTCTATTCCTGTTACGTGATTCTTCTCACATCTAATCTTAGCTTCAGTTCCATATTGGAAGTCTTGACCAAGAGCCTTAGCCGTTAATTTCTTTGTTCCGTGTGTTAAGATACCACCGATATGTACGATGATTCTTGAATTGAAGAACATGAACTCACCACCTTTGTGTTTAATCACTGTTCCATTCATACTATCTAACCAAATCTTTTGAACACAGATAAACGTATTTGTATACGGACTATCTTCGATTCTACTTGAAGGAATCTTGAAGTTCACAATAGCTTGGAAGGCACCCATTGCACCAGCGTTCCACATATTGTTACTTGAATTCGAACAAGCTGATTTGTAACAGTTAAGAGTTCCGATTGAATCCCAAAGAAAACAAAGGTTCTTATTAATTAATCCTTGTTCTTGTTTCTTAATCATGTCTGCCATGAAAAGAGCAACATCTTCAATAACTGGTTCGCCTCTTGTTGGGTTCTTAGTCATTTCACTTTTTTGGTGGTCATAATTTTTATACTTGTTATATAAATCATGATTTCTGATAAGCATGAAACCATCTGGTTTCTCTTTTATCTCACCTGTTTCTTTGTCAACTACTTCAATGAACTTAACACCTACTTGTTTAGCGTGTTCTGTATTCCAGTTACCTTCTGTTTCAATTACAACAGCAAAGTCTCCTATTTTTTGACAACCAACAATCGCTTCATAAAAAGCTGTTGATTTACCTGTGTTTGAATAACCTCTAACAAGACTTACATAACCTCTTGGAAATCCAGGTAATTTTAATGAGTCGTGCCACGCTTTTGAAAGCGGTATCCAACTTAATTCTTTATCTTTTGGGTCGGAATTTAATCCTTCTGATTCTAAAAATCCATCTAAATCAAACGGAGCTTTATCGATTGGTGGTTTACCACCATTTCCATTTTTACTTGGTTTTTTGGCCATTTTCTGTTTATGTTCTTACTTTTTTTTTGTTATTTTTGCACAAAAAAAGGCGGTTTCCCACCTTTTTTATGTATGTAAGCCTTTAATTAAAAAGGTAAGTCATCATCTGTATCAGATGAACTAGGAGCTGATACAGTTGTAGTTGCAGCAGCGGCAGTGATGCCAGCTTTAACGTTTTCAACGCCCATTGTCAATTCAGACTCTAAGTTGTCACCACCTTCAGTTTTCAATGAAGCCTTGTCAACAAATTTCTTAGCATCTTTATCCCAAGCTGGTATACCACCTTTAACGATGATTTCTAAGAAGTCGTAAGGCTTAACAGCATAAACGTCTTCCCATGTTCTAGCATCTGAAGTCCATGCAGCAGCTTTAGCAGCATCTTCACTTAACGGACCAGAATCTTGTGCGTTAATAGAAACAATTTGTGGTTTATTATTCATATCTCTTGAAATAGAGATAGTTAAATCACGACCAGAATTTGGGTCTGTGATGTCTCTGTCTTTTTTAAGAGCTGTAAGTACAGCATAAATTTTATCATAAGTACCAGTGTTACGGTAGTCATGGTTAAATCTCCAGAATTTAACACCATCAGCTTCGTTTTCTCTGTCGATAACTTTAGCGATATACATTTTTTTAGCGTTGTATTTTTTCGCCAATTCTTTATCAGAATCTTTGCCTGTTGCCATTAAAGCTTCACGAGCTTCGCAGAAAGGGCATGGCTCATTCTTTTCATGTTTAAGACATGTAAATGTTGTCCATTTACCTTCTACTTGAATTTTGTGAGCATGAACAATCACGAATGGGCTAGCACCTTCAGCTGGTGGTAAAATTCTGATTTCTTTTTTTGCTTCTTTAATACCATCTCCGATGTAAGTATTAAAGTAATTTTTTAAGTCGTAAACTTTTTTCTCTTTGTTATCGTACTTAGGTTTGTTGTTGTCTGCGTATTGGGCTAGCATAGCCTCTAACGGATTTGATTTAATTTCACTCATCTGTTTTGTTTGTTTTTATTTATTTGTTATTTATTTTTCTATGTATTTTATTACTATGAATCTATTACAAATATACTATATTTTTAAGAAAAGTCAAGCAATATTTGTTATTAAAATGATTATAATTTAAACCTTTATACAATGATACTAAGAATATTCCATGGTTGCAAGTAAACTCGTAAATTAATTTTCTATAAACGAGAAAACCCCTATTTCTAGGGGTTCTCATCAGCTATTTAATTATTTAATTAGATGTCTTCTTCAGTGTAATCACTATCACTAATGTTATCTGGATTAAAACTTTTCTTAACATTTGCATCACTATAACTAGCATCAACATCGTCTTGTTTTAAGATATATTCTTTAGGTTTTTTTTGTGTATTCATAACATCATATTGACCTTCTTTATCAGCCCAATAATCAGTTAATTTTTGTGAATAAGGATAAGAAGATAATGAACGCATTTCCATTTTTTCAACTTGTGTTGGGTTACGTTTAACCATTTCTTGTTCTAGGTTATCAATCTTAGCTGTAATTTGAGACATGTTACCAACTTGTGCTTCTAACTTTCTAAGTTGTTGCATTAGCATCTCAGTGTTTTGACTAGCTCTATCAGCAGCTTGTTTAGCTTCCTCTGAACCTTTAACTAATGCTGTTACGTCAACTTCTTCTTCATTAGCGGCTGGTTCTTCAACTGGCATATCTGGCTCAACTCCAGGAGCATCACCAAAACCAGCATCGACATCAGCTTCAGTATCTACGGCTGCATCAGCTCCAACACCAGCCCCAGCATCGGCTCCAGAATCATCGGTACCTAAATCATCAGCCGCTTGAGCGATTGCATCGTCTAATGACGCATCATCTGCTTCATCAGCTCCAGCATCATCTGCTACAGCATCATCTGGTTCATCAGCTTCTTCAAGTGTATATTCTGGCAACATTTGATTTTCAGCATAATATTGATAATTTTCTAAAAGTTTAAACCTGTTAAGTTCTTCTTTTAATAAATTTGGGTTGAATTTCTTTTTCATTGTTTAGAATAATAATTGTCTTC